CGTAAATGCTCCCCATCATAGGGGCAATATGTTACATCGTATGGAAATGTAAATCTACATACGACGTAGTGTCCAATACCACCTTAATGGGTGTTATTGGGCACTCGACCGAGGAGTGAGATCACGTCCCATTCCCCGGCCGAAGGCCTCCAGAGCGGATGCTCCGTTCTGGAAGGCCTTATAGAAATCCGGCTCATGGAGCCGGGTTCCTAGATGCCTTACACCTATGTTTGTTAGATGTAAGACAACCTTCGTCAACGGGTCTCCCATTAGGATTCCCTGGCGAAGAGTCACCGAGCGTATTCCAACCCCCATTTCGGGGGCCTCGGTGCCTACTGTCTCCAATACGCCAGATGCGTAAAAGAAGACAGTTCGGGGCATATAGCAGGTTGCTACCACTATGCCTCGTAAGAAATCTGGTATGCCGCATTTGCGCATCCACATTTCTCCCAGACTACGTGCCATATCCAATGGCATTTGGTCTGTGGCCTCTTCATAGTCGGTTGACGACATGTAGAGGTCTTCGAAGGTATCCGTTCTTTCAACGTACCCTTCGTATGCGGACTCCTCCCTGTTTTCTACAGTGAAGAGTTCGGCCCTCTCCTCTTTCGACATCATCGAAAGGAAGAGGTTCCATCCGTGATTGGCTTGGCCCATCCCGGATGTACTACTCTCAACCTTCTTTAAAGGTTCAGAGCAGATCTTGTTCACAAGGTCTAATACGACCTTGAGACAAGCACGGGCCTTGGTAACAGTTCTTGCTTTACCAGGCTCCTTCACCACAGTTAAGAAGGCATAGCGCAACTTATCTAGTGGTGTACGGAGAGTATGGTCAAGACATGACCAAAATATATACTCTCCGAGTGACGGGCAGACAGAACGATCTGTCCAGCCCGTCACTTGACCGGTGGAGAGGTCCCTCACAGGGACCTGCTCTCCGGCCTCTGCGGAATTGATAATGAATCTTATCTCTTCTGCAGTCCCGCCTAGCCTCCGGGATTTTTCCCAGGAGGCTGACGTGGTCACTGTGACCCGCGACTTAGTCGCGAGGCCAGTGAAGGCACTGTCGGGTAGTGTATCTAACACTTCCGACAGTGCAGCCGTCCGCAAACGCCGCATAGTGGCGCTCACGGGCGGGACCTCCAGACTTATTGTTCTAAGGAATTTTACCTTAGACTGGAGGGCAACGAGGGGGGGCGGAGTTCCGCAACCCCTCGTTTGAGAGAGGATGCCCACTAGGTAAGTGTGGCGTTCTCCCTGAGCCATTTCAGCCCGTCTCCAGACGGGAATGAAGTGGCGGCACCAGCGAGGAAAGTCATCTTTCCCCTCTAGCGCCTCGGTTAAGTCCCCGCAGTGTGCGTGGAGCTTATACCACTTCCGCATACGCTTCAATTGGGCGTATGCGGTAGTAATGGAGAGTCCTACTTCTGTAAGCTCTCCATCTAGAAACTCGTCGCCTATTAAGGCGGAGAGGTTCAAAAGTGTGAACTGGTCATATCGACTCCAAGTCCACACTTCTTCGGGATAGCACAGATACCTCTGTAGGAATATCCCGTCTACGGTCTTCAAGACTTCTATGAGTCTTGTAGCCCGCTCTTTTCTCGGACCCAGATATTCTGGGTCGGAGAAAATCTTCCGTATCTCCCCCTTAGATAGGAGGGGATCGGACTTCCCTGCGAGGAACCGGTTAATCCGGTACCGCAGGGACTGTGCCCAGCCTCTGTGGAGGCTCGGCACATTACACATACGCTTGAGGGCTTTCCCCCAATGTGTGTGTTCGTAGATGACGTGAAGTTTCACCTCATCGACGCTGATCATGTTGAACCGGATGCGGTTCGACATGCTCCCCTCCCACTTCGGCCCTAAGAGCCTTGGTGGGAGTGGGTCCTGGAGACGTATTCCGTCTCCGGACCAGACGATGAGGTCTTGGGCTTTGCCCAACTTCTCACCGAGTACGGAGGCCGCGTGGATTTTCCACGGATCTTCGTATGCGATACGGTACGCGCTTTTTGTGCGTAACCGTATCGAAGGGGCAACCTTCTCTGATGCAGAGAGGGCTGTCTCCTCGTCGACAGTTTCCCCAGAGTCACTGTCGCCGATATCTGAATCATCAAGAATGTTTCCTGATGCTTCAGCTAAAGCCTCACTTTCCTCTAAGAGGGAAGCGAGACTTCCGGAGACCGTTGGCATATTTGCCACCGTTCTCCGTACTTGAATAGTACGGGATTCCCCGTTACTATCCAAGGGCTTCTCCTGGAGTGTAAATCCACTCCGGAGGAGCTTTTCCCGATTCACAGTCACAGACTGTGAACCGGAAAGCCGCAAAAGAGTTGCCGAAGGCACCTGTTTTGTGGAAAGGAAATGTCTACCTTGTAGATAAGGTAGCAGTTCCTTTGGCGCAACCGAGACACGATCCATGTCCCGATTGAACCATAAGGGGAACCTGCATGCGTCAGCATGTAGGTCCTCCGCGATAGATCCCACTTTTGGAAGGTGGGGTACTTCGTTCCTATTATCGCTCGACATTGTTCGAGGCTAG